TGCGCTTCCAGGTCGGTGGGCTTCGGAACCTTCTGGCCGGCAAGAAGGCGCTGGACAGCACGACGAAAAGCATCGTCACCAACGCGGCGGCGGCGAATGCGGCGGGCGGCGCGTTGAGGGGACATGCCGGGGCGCTCACGGCAGGGTCTGCGGCGACGGCTGGGCTGACGGGGCGGACATCGAGACTGGCAGCGGCGTTGCTGGCCCTGAGAAGCGCCTCGCGCGTCGCCCTGTCCGGGTTCGCAAGGGGGCTGGGCTTCATCATCAAGGCGCTTGGCATCGCCGTGACGCGGGTGGCAAAGCTTGGTGCTGCCATCGGGATCGCGTTTGGCGTCGGCAAGCTGGCGGCTGTGGTTGGCGGGCTGGCGGCGGTGCTGGGGCAAGCGGCTGGCGCGGTCAAGGGGCGGCGGGGGCAGATTGACGCGGCGGACGCCGGCACGACCAAGGGCAAGCGCGAAGCTCTGGCCAATTTTCTGTCGGCCGAGACAGGGATGCAGGGCGACGACTTCGCCGAGAAGATCACCAGCGCCGTGGGCGCGGCCATCCTCGACGTGCGCAAGGGCGGGGAGGGCAAAGCCGAAGCCGTCCAGAACTTCGGCAAATACGGCATCGCCCGGCCTCGCAAGAGACTCGACCGCTGTGTCCATGGACCTGATGCGCCGTGCCATCGACATCAGGAACGAGCGGGACAACGCAAAGACGAAGAAGGGCCGGGTCGCGGCTGACGCCAAGCTGGCCGGCCTGTCCGATCTTGGCATCACCGGCGGCTTTGTCGAGGCCCTTTCCAACATCAAGGACTTCAACGGGTTTCTTGAGCGGTTCAACGCTGCGCAGAAGGATGTGCCGCCGCAGACCGACACGCAAAAGACGAAAGAGCAGCTTCTCGCAGAGGAAATGGGCAAGACCGCCGCGGCCGCGCGTGGGCTTGGAACCGCCTTGACCGACAGTATCGGCGAGGGGTTGCGCCAGTTCGGGCCGTCGCTCGAAACCCTCACGGAGTCGATGCGAAAGGCTTCGGAAGCGGTGAAGGGCTTTGCTGACCAGGTGGCCGCGTTCGCCGCGAACCCGCTGCAATACATCGCCAAGAAGACGGCGGAGGCAACCGGGCTGGATAAAGCCCCGAGGTCCGAATACGGCAGACTCCTTGACGAGGTTCGGGAAGAGAAGCGTGCGAAGGCGGAGGAATCGCGGCGGATCGAGGCCGAAGCGCCGGCACGGGCCGCCAAGGCGGAGGAAGACCGCAGGGGCACCATCGTCAGCGATTTCGCCAAGCACATCGGCCAAATGCTGGAGAAGCGGCAGGGGGCGGGCGGCGAGGGTTCGACGCCTTACACACGCCTGCTTGAAGACCTCAACCGGCAGTCTGTCGCAGGGCTTAACCGGGATTTCGGGCTGGGCCGATCCAGCGAGCCTCAGAAGGTCGAGGCGGAAGCCAAGATCGATGTGCAATCGCAGGTATCCGTCCGCGTCGAGCCTTCCTCGGAACTGTTGAAGGTCATCGCCAACGCGAAGACCATGGGCGCGCAAATGGGCGCGATGATCGCCAAGAGCGCCAACACCGCCACGGCGGGCGCGACGGCACCTTGAGGGGATGGATCAATGCCGACCTTTCAGGAAGCTGTCGCGGGCCTGCGCAAGCGTTTCGCGGCGGCCCTGCATCTCCTTGGCGACAAGATCGGCGGTGGCCGCGTCCATTCTGATGGCTATGGCCTGATGCTCTCGCCCATCCCGCGTGAGAAGAAGCTTGAGCGTGCATCCCTCATCTGGCGCGACATCAAGGATGAACTGGATGGCGTCGTAAGAACTCAGATCGCGGTCGAACCATTCGGCGGTGACATCATCGCTCATGTGCGGCCCCATCCTGGCTGGTGGAAGGCGCAGCAGAGCACGAAGGGCTGAGGACTCAAAATGCTCTGCGCCATCCTTCCACGCTCCATCGGCGGCGTCATCATCGACGTGGTGGTTTCCGAAAAGGGCGATTCCGAAATGGAGATCGCCGCGCATCCTGTCGAGAGATCAGCCGAGATCACGGACCACGCATGGCGCAAGCCGCGCAAGCTGACGATCAGCGGGGTCACGGGGCAGGGCGCGGTGATCGCCGCGCATGAGGCGCTTCTGGCGCTTCAGGCAAGGCCGCAACTCATGACCATCGTCACGGGCCTCAAGGTCTATGAGAACATGCTGCTGCAATCGCTGAGCGCCGAGCGTGACACCGAATACAGCCGGGTGCTCAAGTTCGACGCGGTGCTGCAGGAAGTCATCATCGTCTCGACGCAATCGGCCCCGGCAAATGCGCAGAACCCTCAAGAGGGCGTCACTGCGGACAGGGCCAGGACCGGCGTCAACCGTGGCGAGGTGCAGCTTCGCCAGCCGCCGACGACCGGCATTTCACAGGTCCGGTCCGAAACCATCCTGAATAACTACACGGCAAGGTGAACCCATGGCCTGCAACCACTGCCAAGCCGCGCGGGAAGCCGCAGGGCGGGCGCTGGCTGCAATCGGCAAGGGTGATGCCCGCGAAGCCGTCAACGCCGCCAGTGAGGCCGCGCGGGCCGTTGGCGACAAGATGGCTGACGCATTGCGCATCCGGGAACTGACAAGGAAGCGCTGACACATGCCGACGCTCTACGAATTGCCGGTTCTCGACGCGCCGGATCAAACTTTCACCTGTTCCCTCAACGGGCGGAGATGCCAGATACGCGTCGTATACAACGCATGGTCCGACCGCTGGAGCTTCGACCTGTGGGTGAACGACGTGCTGGTGCTGGTGGGGCGGCGTATCGTGACCGGATGCGACCTGATCGGGGCATTCGCCTTCGGGGTCGGCAAGATCGTCTGCGCGGCATGGGAGGCGGGGGGGCTCGCGCCTGATCGCGCCAGCCTGCCGGCGGGCCGTGTCCGCCTGTTTCACATCGCGGATTGACCGGCGATGGCGGACCAATGGCTGCGCTGGGTGAAAGTGACGCTTTCCGGCAAGGGCGGCTCGCTCGTCATCAACGGCGATGACCGGATCACCGAACATCTCAAGGTCGACTTCTCCGGCAAGATGGGCATCGGCTCGTCGCAGAACAGCGGGACCGTGACGATATGGAACCTGTCGCGCGGCAACCGGGGCAAGCTCGGCGAGGAATTCGACAATCTCAGGCTGGAGGTAGGCTATCTTGGCCAGCCTCCATCGCTGCTTCTTGCAGGCGACATCCGCGACGTGACGCATCGCCTTGAAGGGGCCGATTGCGCATCCGAGGCCGAGATCGGGGACGGCGACAAGGGCGTGAACACGGGCGGCGTCTCCAAGACGTTCCCGGCGGGCACCAAGCCCAAGGAGATCATCGAATATCTGCAAAAGCAGCTTCCGGGCGTCCAGCCGGGCCGCATCGTCGGGATGGACGACGCGCCGGCCTACAAGCGCCCGGTGACGGTCTATGGCACCACCAAGCGCGAGATGGACAAGATCGGGCGCGACCAGGGGGCCTATTGGTCGATCCAGCGCGGCAACGCCGAAGTGGTGAAGGCCGACGCCTATATCGACGAGACGGAAATCATCAGCCGTGAAACCGGCATGATCGGTTCGCCCAATGTCACCGACAAGGGCGTGAAGGTCCGATGCCTCATCAACCCGCGCATCGCGCCAAACCGGGTGATCGACGTGCGGAGCGCCTTTCTTGATGAGAACGCGGGCGGAAAGACTGACCAGGGCGGCGGGCTGTTCAGAGTGGCCAACGTCTCGTTCTCCGGCACCAACCGGGGGCAGGACTTCTATCTCGACATCGAGGGCAACCGGATTCAGGGCGGGAAGGTGGTCAAGTAATGGCCGGGTATCAGGGGACATCGACGCGCCGCGACGACATCGAGGCATTCGCCTCCGGGTCCGAAAGCGACCGGCGCGACCTTGTGACGAGCGTCAAGGGCGTCATCGTCACCTATGATGCTGCAAGCCAGACCGCGACGGTGAAGCCGGCCTATCGCCAGAAGATCGGCGGCAAGATGATGGACGCCCCGGACCTCATCAAGGTTCCGGTCCAGCATCCGCGCGGCGGCGGCTACGCCATCCACATGCCGGTCAAGCCGGGCAACGCCGTGACGCTCACGGCCATGATGCGCCCGCTGGACGGCTGGCAGGCCGATGGCAGCGCCCATGATGGCGCGCCGGGCCTGATGCACGACTGGTCCAACATGGTCGCGGTGCCTGGTGGCGAGCCGGATACCAAGCCGCTGCCGGCTGCGGTGACGGGCGGATATTGGGGCGGCTCCGAGGATGGAAAGAAGGGCGTCAGCGTCGAGGATGGCGGCAAGGTCGCGCTTCGCGGCGGCCCCGGCGGAACCGACAAGCTGGTCATCACGCCAACCGGCAAGGTGGACCTGAAGGGCGAGAACGGGGACGGGCTTATGGCGATTATCCGCGACCTCGCCACGATCTACCGTGATCACGTCAACGCAACCCAGCCGATGGACGCGCCCGACATTCTCGCGGCGAATGCCATCATCGCCCGCATCGATGCGATCAAGTCATGACGATCATCTCTCCATCCATTTTGCCGCACAACGACATCCATTTTGACGCCACGGGCAACCTCGTCATGGCGGTGGATGAAGTCGCCATCGGCCAGCATGTCCGCCAGCGCCTCATGTTCTGGAAGGGCGAATGGTTCCTCGACACAGAAGCTGGCGTCGACTGGCGCGGCGAGGTGTTCTCGCTTCGGGGCGACCAGTCCGGGCTCGCCGATGCGGTGATCAAGGCCGCGGTGGCGGGAACGCCCGGCGTCGAGGCCATCGAAGAATATTCCGCGCGCTACGACCGGGCGTCGCGGGGCATCAAGGCGGACCGCATCCGCATCAGGGTTTCGACGGGCAAGACCGTCGCGCTGAACTTCTGAGGGTTTGAGCATGGCACAGTTCGGCGTGACGCCGCAGGGCTTCGCGCGCAAGCGCCTGCCCGACATCCTGACCGACATCGAGGCCGATGCGCGCACGGCATTCGGCGCGGGCGTGATCCAGACGCCGCAATCCCCGCTCGGCCAGTGGAACGGGCTCGCCGCGCTCCTGGCATCGAAGATGTGGGAGATCGCCGAAGGCGTCTACCAGTCCAGTGACCCCGACCAGGCTGAGGGTGTCCGGCTGGAAGGCCTCGCGAGGCTGAGGCTGGTGGAGCGGTTCGCCGGTGAGACGGACGAGTCGCTCCGTCTGGCCATCACCAACGCCGGACGCGCGCGCATTGACATGGCCGACCTCAATCGCTCCGTGCGCAACATTGCCGGAGTGACATGGGCGCATATCACCGTGAATGACTCTACGGTCGAAGATGCCAACGGCATTCCGCCACAGACGGTCTCGGTTGCCGTGATCGGCGGCGATGACGCTGAAATCGCGGCACAGGTCCGCGCGTATGTTGTCCCCGGCATAGGGACTCACGGCAATGTCCAGGCGTCGACCGTGATCGAGGGATATTGCCGCACGGTGAATTTGACGCGCCCCGTTGATAGGCAAGTGAGCCTGTCCCTGACCGTCGAGACATGGCCGGGTGCTGGCGGGTGCCCCCCGCCCACGGTCGTGGCGATGGCGCAGGCGATCAGCGAGCAGCTTTCCGGGGACAGACGACCGGCGAATGGAGCCGACATCGACCTGCATATGCTGCAGGTTGCACTCTCCTGCCGCTTTCCGAATGTCCGCATTGTCACCGCGCAGGCCGCTTTCGGACCGGCCTTCCTGCCGGGCCCGTTGCCGCTGGCGGTGGGGTTCTTTGAGATAGCGGCCATCACGGCCTCCAACATCACCATCAGCGTGGTCTGACTCAATGGCGAATGAACTCGATGGCATCAAACGCCTGCTTCGCAGTGCGCCGGTGCTCGACCCGAATATTGTGCAGGAGCAGGACTGGGACGCGATGCTTGAAGCGATTCAGGCGGCGCTTGACGACAGGGCCACCGCTTCGGCGCTGGCGGCCATGCTCGCGCTGAAGGCGAACCTCGCCAGCCCGACATTCACGGGCGTGCCATCGGCCCCCACCGCCGCGCCCGGAACGAACACGACGCAGATCGCCACGATGGCCGCAGTGAAGGCCGCTATTGACGGGCTGATCGCCGCCGCGCCCGGCGCGCTCGATACCATCGACGAACTGGCGGCGGCACTTGGCGATGATTCGAACTTCGCGGCGTCTGTAACCAATGCGCTGGCGCTGAAGGCTCCGCTCGCGAGCCCCGCACTTACTGGCAACCCAACGGCGCCGACCGTCGCCGGCACGTCGGACAATACCACCAAGATCGCCACGACGGCGTTCGTTCAGGCCGTCGTGGCGACGCTTGGCGGACCGGGGGCCTTGGTGCGTCTCGAAACCCAGGTCGCCAGCAACAGCCCGGCCATCGACTTCCTGTCGACAAATCTGAGCGACGCCTACGACCGCTACATCGTGTTTCTCGATGGGGTGAAGCCGGCGACGGATGACGTCGCGCTTATGCTGCGCGTCGGCACGGGCGGCGGCCCGACATGGCAGGCAACCGGCTACGACGCAGTCCTGACCCGCACGCGCGGCGGCAGCACGACGGCGAGCGTCACCAACACCAGCACCTTCATCGGCCTGACCGAGGTCGGAGGCAGCGGCGCCGGGCTGGGCAACGCCACGGGCGAGAAGTTCTCCGGAAGGGTCGAGTTCGATAATCCCGAGGCCGCCGACTTCTGCGAGTTCGCGGTCGACGGACAATACGGGTTGGCGCTCGGCAACACGGGCCGCGCGGTTGGCGGCGGGCGCTACAACACTGCGGGCGCGATCACCGGTCTGCGGTTCCAGATGGCGTCCGGCAACATCGCTTCGGGGCGCTTCACCCTCTGCGCCGTAAGGAAGTCCTGACGCCGATGGCCTGTTTCGGAGCATTCTCGCCGACCGGCTTCTCGGCCGGCGGCTTCGATATCGACAGCTATGCCCAGACCGATGACGCGCTCGGAAAAATCGCCACGGAGTATCGCGAGGCGGAGAGCTTCATCAAGCTGATCATATCGCACCTGACGCAGATCGAGGCTGCGGCGCGGGCTGCCTGCGCCATCCCCGACTATTTCGACCTGCGCACGGCGCGCGGCGAACAGTTGACCTTCATCGGCAAGCGGCTTGGCTGGCCGCGCCAGCATTGCATATGCGTTACGCTTCCGGTGCTCGGCTTTGAGTGGGACGAGCCGCCGCCGGGGGTCCAGATTCCCATCGCCGGGAATTGCGAGGGCGCGACCTTCATCGACTGCGGCGCGACGGGGCGCGGCGAAGCGTCAATCGACGATGACGATCTCTATCGCCGGTTTCTCATGGTCCGGCGCTACCAGTTCCTGAACCTCTACGACATCGCGTCCCTGCAAACATGCGTCAAGCTGATGTGGGGCCCCTCCGCGACGATCCACGACGCCGCGCGCGGACAGGTGGTTCTCGCGCCGGGGCGCGACCTGACCGGCGTCGAGACAACGCTTCTTCAGCTTGCCTTGCGGGTGATGCCGGTCGCGCCGGGAATCCGCCCGATGATGCAGTTTGGATCGACCCCGATCCTCGGCTTTGGCGAGGGATGGGCGGGAAATTGTGAGGCGGCCCAATTCCTCTGCCCGGTTTTCATAGACCCCTACGCCTGCGCGGCGTGACCACCAACCAAGGACAGGAAAACCCATGAAGCCAGCAATCGCGTCGCGCTGGGCGCAGACGCCGCCTTCACAGCGTCGAGATCCGACTGGCCCCGAGATAGCCGGAGGCTTCCCGTGCGGCCCCTGGGATCGGGCGCTCTTCAACGAATTGATGTACCGGCTTTCGGATGTCTGCCTGGAAATGGACGCGTTCCTCGCTGCGGCAGGCCAGGCTCCCGTCGACGGCGCAGCCAACCAGGTGCTCCGCGCGTCGCGCGGGGGGAAACTCAACCGCGTGCTTCCCGCCGACGTGGGCGGCACGCCCAATGCGATCACGCTTGCGTGCAGCCCTGCCTTTTCTTCTCCCGCGGACGTCGACGACGCGCTGATCCGGTTCGTCGTCGAAAACGTGCCGACCGGGCCTGTCACGGTGCAGGTGGACGCCACGGCGGCGCGGCCTCTGGTTGACGCGACGGGCGCGCAGCTCGGGGCGGGAAGCTTGCGCGTCGGCCAGTACGTTCAGATCATCGGCGTCGGCGCGAGCTACCTTCTGTTTGGCGGCGCCTCACCGTTGCTTGCGGTCAACGAGTACGTGCTTTTGTCCGACCGCAAGCCGGCCGGCACCAACGGCGGCGACTTCCCCTCCGGTTCATGGCGCCGGCGTGATCTCAACACGGTCGACGCCGATCCGAACAATCTCCTCACGCGAGGCCTTGTCGCGCTCGCGGGCAACCAGATCACGCTTGGCGTTGGTTCATGGGACGTCAGCGGCTACGCCCCGGCCTGCGCGGTCAACAGTCACCGCGCACGGTTCCACAACATCACGGACAACGTGACGCCGATCTGGGGAACGCCCGGCCAGACCACGCAGAACACGAGCACCGACCAAGTCACGACCTTTTCGCATGTCGACGGCCAGTTCGCGGTGACCGGCACGGCCAAGACCTTCGAGTTGCAGCACAGGGGCGAACAGAACAGTTCGACGCACGGGCCCGATGTCGGCTTCGGGCTCGGCTCCGGCTTCATCCCGTCGGGCGGACTCGAGACCTACTCGGTTCTGCGCATCCGGAGGCTCGCCTGATGACCGACACCCCCAGCCTCGACGCAGCCGCCCGCGCCCTCGTCGACGCGCGCGTCACCGATATCCTGTCCGCCGCCCTGCGCGGCCCGCCGGGACGGGACGGCATTGACGGCGAGCGGGGCAAGGACGGCGAACCGGGCCGGGACGGCCGGGACGTCGCGCCATTCCCAAGCTGGCGCGACGACGGCCATTTCCGCGCTGGTTTCGCGGCGTTCGACGCGGCGCGGCAGGCGCTCGCCGCCCGCTGCCGCGCCCTGCGTCCGGCCAGCCCGCGCCGCGTCGACATCGGGCCGTCGATCTACAACCCGGTCCCTTGGGACGACAACGCCAACAGCTATTCGGGCGTCCTGCCATTCGTTGAGATCGACGGCTACCTTCACATCCCCTATTCCCGGTCGACCGGGAGCATGTGGCGCCGCAGCCTCAACCGCTTCGAAGCGATCCCCCCCATTCCATCGCCGGTCGCCGCCGGCGTCAACGGCGGCTGCCGCCTGCCGGGCTCGGGCCGCGCGATTTTCACGCCATACCAGGATGCGCGGCTCTGGGCCTTCAACGCCCGCACCTGGCAGATGGAACAACTGGAGAGCGGCCTTGCCGGTCCCCACAAATGGTCTGGCTGCGCGGTCGGCGCGGGCGGGCAGGCCGCGTTCGCCCCTCACCGGGCCCGCGCGCTCGCGGTCTACAACGAGGCCGCGCCGGCCGGGCAGCGCTTCCGGCACGTGACTATCCCCAGCCTCGCCGACTACGCCTTCGGCGGCGCCCCGGTCCCGCTGCCGGACGGCAAACTCCTATGCGTCCCGCATTGCGATCCGCGCGGGCTGATCTTCGACCCGCTGACCGACCAGTGGTCATGGACCGCGCCCATCTGCGCGACATCGGAAGGACTGTGGGGCGGTGCCCTCGTCTCGGCCACCAAGGTGCTGCTCTACAATCACAAGCACGACCGGCCCGTGATCTTTGACTTCATGTCCGGGGCGGTTGCGCCGTTCCCGGTCGCAGTCGGGACCATGGGCGTCGCGAACTTCAACGGCGGCTTCGCGCTCGCCGACGGGCGGCACGTCATGGTGCCGTTCCAGTCACCCGACGCGGCGATCCTAGACCCGGAGGCCGGGACGGTCCTGCGCGTGCCGGGATTCGGCCCCGCAGGCGGCCAGGCGGGCGGCTTCGCCAAGGGCGGATGCCTCGACGCCGCCGGCAACGCCATCTTCGCCACTTTCAACGGCGGAGCGACCAGCATGGTCACGACCGGACAGGGGTTGACGCTCGACCCGGAGATGGTCGATTCGCCCCATGTCGGCGGTCGGACCTGACGGCCGGCGCAACACTGCCCTCCGCAACCCCGAACAGGACACCGGCTCCACCTATCGCGGAGATTCCGCCCATTTCAACAGCCTCGGCCTCGACATCCACGCCGGGCTTTGGGTGAGCCTATCGCGCAGCGCTGCGCGCCTGTGACCTTCTGAAACACCCCGCCCATCAGGAGCGATTCATGACGCTGCCGACGCAGGCCGACGTATTGGCCAACCGCTCCATGTATGGAGACCCCCGCAACCGCTCCAATGTCGCCAGCCCATCGCCGGCATGGGAATCGGCGAACCTGACGCTGGTGCGCCCGCCCTTCGTGATGACCTATGCTAGCAAGCCGATCAGAGGGTTACGATTCCACAAGACGGCTGCTCCTCATTTCTCGCGGCTGTTCGAGATGCTGCTAAGCCGCGCAAAAGGCCGGCAGATCACGCTCGACCAATGGGGCGTATCTATCACCGGTGGCTCCTATGTCTACCGGCTGATGCGCGGCCTCAACACGCTCTCGATGCACTCCTATGGCTGCGCGCTTGATCTTGACCCCGCACGCAACGGGCTGGGGGACGCGACGCCGCGTTTCGCTGAGTTCCCCGAGGTGATCAGGGCTTTCCGCGATAGCGGTCTTTGCTGGGGCGGAGATTGGGATGGTGATGGCACATCGTCCGATCAGCGCCGGCATGACGGGATGCACCTGCAGGCCACCCAGCCGATCCGGTGACAAGACAATAAGGCCTGTCGGCTGGCTCCTGGCCTTGCCGTCAGATTCCCCGCGCCCGGCGGCAACCGGGCGACCCCCACCAAAGGAGACGACAATGGGTTGGGACACAGTGCAGCAGTTTGTTCGCATCATGCTGCAATTCGTGGCGGGCTGGCTTGTCCAGCGCGGCTACATCAACGCCGATATGGCCGTCACCTTCACGGGTGCGGCGCTTTCGCTCTCCGGCGTCGCCTGGTGGGCGCTGTGGAACCGCAAGCGCATCGACGCCTGATCTTGCATCCAGAGACCGGAGACAGGCGAATGGCATCTGACTTCAACATGAGCGGTGGCGGCGGGGGGCCGTTCGCGGAATGGGCGATCATCCTCGCGCTCAAGGCGCTTGGCGCCGCCGCCGGCACGATCATGTCCCTTGCCATCATCATGCCTGAAACCAAGCTGGATGCGGCCCGCCGCGCCTGCGTCTCGATGCTGGCCGGCATCATGTTCGGGTGGCCGGTGAAACGATACTTCGAGTGGCAGGGCCACGAGGGCGAGATTGCGGCGGCGGCGGTCGTCGCGATTGTCGCGTGGTTCGTGATCGGGACGGTTGTCCGAACCACGGCCCGCTGGCGCACCATCGATGAGGTGAAGCACGACCTCAAGCCAGACTGAAAGCTTCTCCGGCTTCCCTTGCCGGAGTTGACGAGGGGCCTCCCTCGTTGCCCCCACGGGCGTTTCCTCCCTGAACTTGCCCCGCTGGCCTCATGGCTGGCGGGGCTTTTTCTGCGTTCTGGGGGAGCGTTAGTGCCATCATTGCGGATTGTGGCACTAACTTTATACCAAACCGCCGTTTGGTATAATCGTAGCGGGCCGGATTATACCGGCGTATCCTTCATCGCGCGGATTTCGGCTGCGATTGCTTCGCCCAAATAAGAACACC